CGACCGGATCTCAAGGCGCTACCGGAGCGACTGGTTCTCAAGGACCGACAGGACCAACAGGTCCGACAGGATCTCAAGGTCCTACTGGACCGACAGGACCAACAGGTAGTCAAGGAGCGACAGGTGCTACCGGATCTCAAGGTCCTACGGGACCGACAGGTCCGACAGGAAGTCAAGGTCCAACAGGTGCTACTGGATCTCAAGGCCCGACTGGACCGACAGGTCCGACAGGAAGTCAAGGTCCAACAGGACCTACTGGCCCTACTGGTTCGCAAGGAGCTACTGGAGCAACGGGATCGCAAGGTCCAACAGGACCTACCGGACCAACAGGTTCACAAGGACCGACTGGACCAACAGGCCCAACTGGTAGTCAAGGTGCAACAGGTGCGACAGGTTCTCAAGGCCCTACCGGACCAACAGGTCCTACTGGATCACAAGGTCCTACTGGACCAACCGGACCTACTGGATCGCAAGGTGCTACTGGGGCAACAGGTTCTCAAGGACCAACTGGCCCAACTGGACCAACCGGTTCTCAAGGTCCTACTGGACCAACCGGACCTACCGGACCTCAAGGAGCAACTGGTGCTACTGGATCTCAAGGTCCAACAGGACCTACCGGACCAACAGGTTCACAAGGACCGACTGGACCAACAGGACCGACAGGTCCTCAAGGAGCAACCGGAGCAACGGGTAGTCAAGGACCGACTGGACCAACAGGACCAACTGGATCACAAGGACCTACTGGACCTACTGGACCGACAGGACCAACCGGACCGCAAGGAAGTACTGGAGCAACAGGTAGTCAAGGTCCTACTGGACCAACCGGACCTACCGGAAGTCAAGGACCTACGGGACCTACTGGACCGACCGGACCACAAGGAGCAACCGGAGCAACAGGTAGTCAAGGACCTACGGGTCCAACAGGTCCAACTGGATCACAAGGACCTACGGGACCTACTGGACCGACCGGACCACAAGGAGCGACAGGCGCTACTGGATCGCAAGGTCCTACTGGACCAACAGGTCCAACAGGTAGTCAAGGGCCGACTGGTCCGACAGGTAATACTGGACCAACAGGAAGTCAAGGACCTACTGGACCGACTGGACCGACTGGATCACAAGGACCTACTGGCCCTACTGGTCCTACCGGACCTCAAGGTGCAACTGGTGCAACCGGTTCTCAAGGACCGACAGGACCTACTGGACCTACTGGATCACAAGGACCTACCGGACCTACTGGTCCAACAGGTTCTCAAGGAAGTACTGGAGCAACAGGTAGTCAAGGTCCTACTGGACCAACAGGTCCAACTGGATCACAAGGACCTACCGGTCCAACAGGTAATACTGGTCCGACGGGAAGTCAAGGACCGACAGGTCCAACAGGACCGACTGGATCGCAAGGACCTACGGGTCCAACTGGCCCAACTGGTAGTCAAGGAAGTACTGGAGCAACTGGAAGTCAAGGACCAACTGGACCTACTGGGCCTACTGGTAGTCAAGGTCCAACAGGACCGACAGGTAATACTGGTCCGACAGGAAGTCAAGGTCCAACAGGACCAACAGGTCCTACTGGAAGTCAAGGACCAACAGGACCAACAGGTCCAACAGGCCCTCAAGGGGCGACAGGTGCTACTGGTTCACAAGGACCTACAGGTAACACAGGAAATACAGGTAGTCAAGGACCTACTGGAGGAACAGGACCAAATGGAGGTATAGGACCTCAAGGACCTACTGGCCCAACTGGATCTACTGGATCTACTGGATCTCAGGGACCAACAGGTCCAACAGGTAATACTGGTTCGACTGGATCTCAAGGTCCTACCGGACCTACAGGTAATACTGGTTCAACTGGATCACAAGGACCGACAGGTCCAACTGGAGGAACAGGACCTACAGGGTCTCAAGGACCAACAGGTCCAACTGGGAATACCGGAAGTCAAGGTCCAACAGGTAATACAGGATCAACTGGAAGTCAAGGTCCAACAGGTAATACAGGAGGAACAGGACCTACAGGATCTCAAGGACCAACCGGACCTACCGGACCAACCGGTCCAACAGGATCACAAGGGCCAACAGGGCCTACTGGAAATACGGGTAGTCAAGGACCTACCGGACCAACTGGTAATACAGGAAGTCAAGGACCGACAGGACCTACTGGAGGAACAGGACCAACAGGTTCTCAAGGGCCAACAGGACCTACAGGATCAGGAGGTAGTACAGGTAGTCAAGGACCAACCGGACCAACTGGAAGTGGAGGATCAACAGGGTCACAAGGACCAACTGGACCAACAGGCCCAACTGGTAGTCAAGGACCTACTGGCCCAACAGGTAATACAGGTAATACAGGAAGTACAGGTAGTCAAGGACCTACTGGACCAACAGGATCAGGAGGGTCAACTGGATCACAAGGACCTACTGGACCTACTGGAGGAACTGGTCCAACTGGAAGTCAAGGACCTACCGGACCAACTGGTAATACAGGTCCAACTGGAAGTCAAGGGCCGACTGGTCCGACAGGTAATACAGGTTCTCAGGGACCAACAGGACCAACTGGTTCTGGAGGTAGTACAGGTTCGCAAGGACCAACAGGACCAACCGGAGGTGGTGGACCTACTGGATCACAAGGACCAACAGGACCTACTGGATCAGGTGGACCAACAGGTAGTCAAGGACCAACAGGTCCTACAGGTAGTGGCGGATCGACAGGTAGTCAAGGTCCTACTGGACCAACCGGAGGTACCGGACCAACTGGTTCTCAAGGACCGACAGGCCCTACTGGGAATACCGGTTCTCAAGGCCCGACAGGACCGACAGGCCCTACTGGTTCGCAAGGAGCTACTGGATCTACTGGGGGAACAGGAAGTCAAGGACCTACCGGACCAACAGGAGGTGGAGGAAGTCAAGGACCTACCGGACCAACCGGAGGTGGAGGACCTACTGGACCTGCTGGACCTCAAGGAGCAGCCGGTGCTTTAAGCATTTCAGGAGATACTAATAATAGAGTAATTACAGCAGATGGTGATGGTACAGTTACTGGAGAATCAGGATTAACGTTTGATGGTACTACTTTAACAATTGGTGCTGACTCAAATATTGGAAATGAAAAATTAACTATAGGTGAAAGCCATAATAACTCACCTACCTTATCTTCTATAGCAGGTGGAGATAGTAATACTATCAATTCAGGAGCTCATTGTTCATTTATCGGAGGTGGTGATAATAATAAAGTATGTGCTAATCATACTCATGCAATTATAGTTGGAGGACATGATAACTGTGTTGATGGTGGTAATCATTCACTAGTAGTAGGAGGTATTGAAAACTGTACTAATTCAGGATGTGCTGTAATAGTAGGTGGGCATTCAAATGTCAATCAAGGATTCGCAGGAGTTGTAGTCGGTGGTTCTAATAACTGCAATTCTAATTCATATGGTTTCCTTGGAGGAGGTAGAGATAACCATCAAGGAGCTTCAGGTGGCTTTATAGGAGCTGGAGAAGATAACCTAGTTCAAATAGGAGCTGATTGTGGAGCTATAGTAGCAGGTTGCGGCAATTTGACGTATCAATTATGTTCTTTCATAGGGGGAGGAGCTAAGAATACAATAACGACTACTGGTATGTCTACCTGTAGTTTCTCTACTATATTAGGTGGTTGTGCTAATGGAGTAATAGATAATTTTAGTACAGTACTAGGAGGTTGTAAAAACATAATTTCAGGTTCTTGTTCAGGTATTTTAGGAGGTCATTGTAACATAAATAACCATGATAATACTTTCCTTATAGGTTCAGATCTTGAATCGTTAGGAGACTGTACTACATTTGTAAATAAAATTGCATTTATGCCTCATAGTGGTTCTAATACTGTAAAACTTGGTACTGCTGAAGTAGCAGGGGAAGTAGCTTACTGGGGATCAGGAACTGTAACACAAGGAGAAGTTTATGAACTTGAACAATTAGCTCCTAATAATCTTCAATGGGATGAAGCTCATGCAGATTCTACTCTTGATTCAACAGGTATGTTAGGACTGGCTTTAGGTTCTGGTCAAGCTTCTACAGTAGGAATGTTAATAAGAGGTTATGCAAGATTTACTTCAAAATTTGCAATAACATCAGTTAATAATGGAAACCCGGTATATCTAAGTGCTGCAACTGAAGGTCTTATTACCGGTACTGCACCATCAGGTACAGGAGATGTAGTAAGAATACTTGGTTATGTAGTAGATAGTAACAATGAAGTAATATATTTTAATCCTGATAATACATTTGTAACTATAGCTTAATAACATAAAAATATGCCAAATCTTACTGCTGTAAAATATGCTTTAGCTTTAGGTCCGATTGATAGTAGCTTTTCAACTGCACGTTCGTCAGATGCACAATCTAGAACTACTAGTACTTTAGCATCTAATACTAGGGTAGTAGAATTTTTTAGAAATTCAGGTAAAGGCGCTACTAATTATAGATTTGGTAGATTATTTCTAGTTTTCGATTTTAGTAGTTATACTTCAGGGACTATAACTAATTTAGTATTAAATTATAGAGCTTCAAATGGGACTACTACTACAGGTTTAGAAAAAAGAGTTGCTATTCTTAAATTTGACGGAATGGGCTCAGGCCCTTCTTTTAGCACCTTTGATAATTCTGAAATGTTTGATGATGTAGATTATGGTACTGCTTATACTGACGTATCTAGCACTATACCTGAATGGACCGATGCTAATTCAGATGCAACAATAGCTATGAATTCTACTGCTATCTCTGATGCTCAAAGTAACGGCGAGTTAAAAATAGCTCTAGTTCAATATACTAATGACTATAACGGTGTGGATGCAAGTAGTGACCAAAGTTATAATTACAAAGCAAATTTTCAAACTAGTGGTGATGGATTTGTACCTTTTGTATCTTTCGATCATGTAGCAGGATATGGAAATCGCGTTGTCGGAGTATTACCAGCGGATATAGCAAACGTAAAAGGAGTAGCAACAGCTAATATAGCGAACGTTATAGGAGTATCGTAAAATAGTTGTTTATTAAATAAAAAATTCATATATTATATATTAACTAAAAATTTTAAACATGTTTATAAGTTACAATTTCGATAGGGAGGCAACAGACCCTACTAATTATTATTTTTTTGAAGAAGGTTTTTCACAAGAAGAATTAGATAAAATTGCCAAAGGAATAGAATCATTAGAAGAACAAAAAGCTCAAACTGTTGGAGGAGGAAAAGATGATGTTCGTTCATCTAAAGTAAGATGGATACCTCAAGATACTAACTGGTGGTGGTTATATGAAAAACTTCATGATATGGCCGTTGAAGCAAACAATTGCTTATGGAAGTTTGATTTAACATCTTTATCTGAAAAAATTCAATATACTGAATATCATGCCGAAGAAGGCGGACATTATACTTGGCATCAAGATATAGGACCTGGTGATATGTCAGTCAGAAAAATATCTATCACAGTACAGTTATCTGACCCTTCTGAATACGAAGGAGGAGATTTAGAGTTATGGACTGCTGGTTCTGAAGAGCATGCTACTAAAGCTTATAAAGGAGCAGGTTCAGTATTTATGTTTCCTTCATATATGCTACATAGAGTTACTCCAATTACTAAAGGAACTAGACGTTCATTCGTACTTTGGTTAGGAGGTTCTCATTATAGGTAGTATGATCAAAAATTTAGCTAAGTTATGTTTAGATAATGGAGGTTCAATTTCACCTTCTATTATCCCCGGTGATCTTATAGATGGTACAGGTCTTTGTAATTCTTCTATTTTTATAGATGATAACGGAGATATACTACTTAATTTAAGACACGTACATTATTCTCTATACCATAGTGAGTTTAAACAAAAGTTTTATAGCGGGTGGGGATGTTTAGCATACCTCAACCCAGAAGACGATATCTGCCTTAAAACCGGGAACTACCTTTGTAAACTAGACTCAGATACATTATATATTAAAGACTATAAAAAAATAGATACTTCTAAATATGATATTAAACCAATATGGGAATTTATAGGATTAGAAGATTCTCGTATTTTTAGATGGGATGGTAAATTATTTGTTAGTGGAGTTAGAAGAGATGTTAAGGATGATGGTGAAGGCAGAATGGAATTATGTGAAATTAAATTTGATAATGGTAAATATAAGGAAGTATCTAGATTAAGAATAGAAGTAGATCCTCATACTTACTTAGAAAAAAATTGGATGCCTATTTTAGATATGCCTTACCATTATGTTAGATGGGCTAATCCCTTACAAATAGTTAAAGTTAATCCTAATGATAAATCTAGAGTTAAAGTCAAAGAAGGAACTTTAACTACTATTACTTGTGAAACAGTTATTAATAAAAGTTATGAATATTATACTGAAAGAGGCTTGAGAGGAGGTTCTCAGGTATTAAAGTATAAAGATTATCATTTAGCTATTACTCATGAATGTGATTATTGGATTAACGAAGGCAATACAAAAGATGCTAAATATTATCATAGATTTATTTTTTGGGACAAAAATTGGAATTTAGCTAAACTTTCTAAACCATTTAAATTTATGGATACTCAAATAGAATTTAGCTGTGGTTTAGCAATAAAAGAAAATACTTTTTTAATAACTTATGGATATCAAGATAATGCAGCATATGTTTTAAAAATGCCTGAAAAAATATTAGATAAATTAGAATACGAAGATTTGAACAAAGATCTTAAATTTGAATCTAAATATCCTGAGTTTTCTTGGGGATCTAATGAACCTTATCTTTCAAAAATTATTAATCAAGAAATATTCGAAGACGGTATATATCAAAAGCATTTTAAGGTTAATGCAAACGATATTGTTTTAGACGTAGGAGCTAACGTAGGTGCTTTTTCTTATAAAGCATTGAAAGAAAATCCTAAAAAAGTCTACAGTATAGAACCTTCTAGATCATTACTACCTACTTTAGAAAAAAATCTTAGTAATTTTAGTAATAAAGAAATTATAAATTATAGATTAGCTGATAATAATTCTAAAAATAATAAAATTAAGTATAACAACGAAATTCACATATACGATAACTCAGGAGCTACTTACGATAATATTAAATTTAAAGATATTATTAAAAAGTATAATATAAATAAAATAGATTTTTTAAAATGTGATTCTGAAGGAGGAGAATATTTTATTTTTAATAAAGAAAATAAAGATTGGATAAGTAATAATGTAAAACATATAGCAGCTGAATTTCATCTTTGGGGTGTACCGGCAGCATTAGATAGTTTTTATATTTTTAGAGATTTATATTTACAAAATAAAGATAATTATATAGTTGAAAATAGAGAAGGTAAAGACGTAAGTAAGCATATGGATGACGATCAATGGTTAAAAGACTTCAGTTGGGGTCAACAAACTAGAGCACAATTAAACGTTTATATAAAAGATGGTAGAAAGTAAATTACAACCGTTTATTGATAAGTACATTAGTGATCCTAATAATCCTGATACTAATTACTGGTTAGCATACGAATACGAAAAGATAGGACAAAATGCAGCAGCATTATCTTACTATTTAAGATGTGCTGAAATCTCTGAAGATAAAAATTTAGTTTATGAATCTCTTTTGAAGACGTGGTTAATGTTGCATAGAACTGAGAGAAGACCTTGGTACGAACAACAACAATTATTAACTGCTATAACTTACTATCCTCAAAGACCGGAAGCTTATTACCTTCTGTCTATATTACATGAAAAAAAAGAAGAATGGAAAGAATGTTTTTATTATGCTAGTGTAGGATTAGAAATGTGTGACTTTAGTTTACCTAAATTAAGAACTGAAGTTGAATATCCTGGTGATTTTGCTTTATTATTACAAAAAGCTTTTAGTAGTTGGTACGTAGGGCAAAGAGAAGAAAGTAAAAAACTTTGGATTGAAACATACGAACACCCTTTAATAACTGGTAAGTATAAAGAATTAGCAAAAAATAATCTAATAAAATTTAATATCTTTAACGAAGATAATTTAGATAAAATTGATATTGTACTACAAGGTAAATACTCAGAATATGTTTTAGAAACAGCTAAACAATATTTAAAACTTTCATTTGTAAATGATATAATTATTTCATGTTGGATTGATGATATTACTCCTACAAATAATATAGACAATATAAAATTTATCAAGAGTAAGTATCCTACATCTAACGGTACTGGTAATAGAAATCTTCAATTAGTTAGTTCTCTTAATGGAGTAAAAAATACTTCTTCTACGTTTGTAGTTAAAATGCGTAATGATCAAAGATACGATAATAGTAGTATGCAAAAAATGTTTGATTTTTTTAACGTTAATAAAGAAAGAAAATTAAATTATGAAAATAATAATTCATTTCCTAAAAATAGAATATTAGTTGCAGGTAATTTTCATGCTTTTCCATTCCATCCTAGAGATCATATCTTTTGGGGTCATAGAGAAGATCTAATAGAGTTATTTGACGCTCCATTAGAAATCAGTAGTATAGAAGAAAGAGTTAAAATGAAAAGAGAAGATTATTGGAAATACTATGACTGCTATATTAGAACCGAATCTTATATTGGTAGTCACTATTGTTCTAATTTTGATGAAAGGATAAAAAAATGGCTACTTAAACCTGAACTATTTCTTTACGACAACGCTCCTAATTATAATGAAGCATTAGAATTAAGTAATAATTTAACTAAAAAAATATTTAAATCGTTTCCTAAAGAAGGAATAGATTTAGAATGGGATAAATATAATTGGAAGAAGTATCCTTATGAAAATCAATATTCTCAATTTGAAGAGAGATGGGATGAAGATGGATTCTAATTAAATAATTTTTTTAATAAAAGTTTGAATTTAAAATATTATTTCCTATATTTATTCTAGTATACATTAATCGATTAATAAAATAAAAAATGGCAAAGAAAAAGTTATCAAAAAAAGAATTAGAACAAATTCAAGATATTCAAAATAGAATGTCAGCGGTAAAAACTGAATTAGGTCAATTAGCACTAGCTGAAATTGATTTAAAAAATCGTAGAACTAACGTAGAAAATTATCTAGCAGAAACTAAAAATATGGAAACAGAATTAGTTACTAATTTAGAAAATTCTTACGGTAAAGGATCTATAGATTTAAATGAAGGAACTTTTCTTCCTGAAGTAGAACAAACTGAAAAAGAGGTTGTGCCAACGGTTGAATAATTTAAAATAGTTTTATATCTATCATGGGGGGAGGTTTTGTACCTTCCCTCCCTATTTATATACAGATAACTACCTGTAATTAGCAGGACTGGTTTACAAAATAAGCAGATATTTATAAAAGACATTTTAATAAACTTCATCAAACATGGCAGAAACAATTATCTCTCCAGGTGTATTCACAAGAGAAAATGATATTTCATTTATTCAACCAGCCCCTGTAGCAGCAGGTGCGGCTATTATTGGACCAGCAGTAAAAGGTCCAGTAGAGGTACCAACACTCGTTACTTCTTATAATGATTATGTAAGAAAATTTGGAACAACTTTTAGTTCAGGTTCAACTTCGTTTGAATTTTTAACTTCAATTGCGGCAAAAAATTATTTCCAACAAGGAGGTAATTCTCTTCTAGTATCAAGAGTAGTAACAGGTTCGTTTGGTAGAGCAACTTCTACTAACATTACTAACTTAACAACAGCTACTGGATTAGGCTTTGCTAGTGGATCACTTACACTTGCAAGAGTTGCAGTAGACAACCAAGAATTTAGAGTAGGAAATATAAGCTCAGGAGGTTCTACTCTTACTTATAGATTCGTTGCTTCTGGTAACCCTATTCCTACTGATGATACTGATGGTTTAGTATTTTTCTTTTCTACAGGTTCAACTGCAGCTGCTTCAGCTGAAAATTTAAAAGAAGAAATTAATTCAGCTTTTGCAGGTTCACATGTTTCTGCAAGTGTAGATTCAGCTAAAATTATACTTTCAGGTTCTGCAGCAGGTATAGCAGCTAACGGAATAACATTCTCTACTGGTTCTGAAACAGGAACGTTTGAGTCTGATAATTTGTTAGGATTTACTTTAGCTGGAGGATCAAATACTACTACAGCTACTACTAATTCATTTTTATTAGAAACTTTAGGTAAGGGTATAATTTATAACAACTCTACTGGAGCAACAGATCCTGGAGTACATAATACAGATAGTTCATTAGTATCAGGATCATCTGATAACTTAAGATGGGAAGTTTCTAACGTCAATTCATCATTAGGTACTTTTACTTTAAGTATCAGACAAGGTGATGATAGTTTAAAAAATAAAGTAGTATTAGAAACGTACAATAATCTTTCATTAGATCCAAACAACGATAACTATATAGAAAAAGTTATCGGTAATCAGTACCAACAAATTAATACTTCTGAAACTCCTAACTATATAGAAACGATAGGTGAGCATGTAAATAAATCTAACTTTGTTAGAGTCTCAGCAGTAAATGCACCGACATTAGATTACTTAGGTAATGACGGCTTAACTGTTAGAACAGATGGACAGAATGTTTCTTATTCTGCTTCACTACCTATAGCACAATCAGGATCGTTCCATGGAGCTACAGGAGCATTATTTTCTTCTGATAGAGAAGCAAAATTCTTTAAAAATATAAGTAATACCGATACTCAAGGATTGACAGCAGGATGCTACACTAACATTATCTCAGTACTAGAAAATACAGACGATTATCAGTTTAACATTCTTAGTGCTCCAGGTTTAATATACGATCATGCTTCTCATATCACTCCTTTAGATAGTATTATTTCACTAACTGAAACAAGAGGAGATGCTATAGCAGTAATAGATTTAGTAGAACATGGTTCAACTGTATCTACTGTAACTACGCAAGCTGGATTATTAAATACATCTTATGCTGCTGCTTACTGGCCATGGTTACAGACACAATCTGCTACAGGTCGTAATGAATTTATACCTGCATCAGTAGTAATACCAGGAGTATATGCATTTACAGATAGTAGTTCTGCACCTTGGTTTGCACCAGCAGGATTAGTTAGAGGAGGTATTACAGGAGTAATACAAGCTGAAAGAAGACTTACAAGAACTCAAAGAGATACTCTTTATAGTGATAAAGTTAATCCAATTGCTTCTTTCCCAGGACAAGGGATCTCAGTATTTGGTCAGAAAACTTTACAAACTAAAGCATCAGCTTTAGATAGAGTAAATGTAAGAAGATTACTAATTGCATTAAAGAAATTTATTGGTGATCAAGCAAGAACTTTAGTATTCGAGCAAAATACTATTACAACTAGAAACAGATTCTTAGCGGCAGTTAATCCTTACTTAGAATCAGTAGTACAGAGACAAGGTCTTTTTGCTTTCAGAGTAGTAATGGATGACACAAACAACACAGCAGACGTTGTAGATAGAAATCAATTAATAGGTCAAATCTTTATTCAGCCAGCTAAAACTGCAGAATTTATAGTATTAGACTTTACAATCGAACCTACAGGAGCAACATTTGCAGGATAATTTAAATTTAAGATATTTATAATAAAGAATAATTAAAATGGCAGTATTAGATCCAAACGAAATTATGTTTAGAGCCTTCGAACCGAAGGTACAAAATAGATTTATCATGTATATGGATAACATTCCTTCATTCATGGTAAAAACAGTATCAGCTCCAAGCTTTGAAGATGGAGAAGTGGTATTAGATCACATCAATTCATATCGTAAGATAAGAGGTAAGAGAGTATGGAACGATATGGATATGACTTTATACGATCCAATCACACCTTCTGGAGCTCAAGCGGTAATGGAATGGGCAAGATTATCTTACGAATCAGTAACCGGTAGAGCTGGATATTCAGACTTCTATAAAAAAGATTTAACTCTAAACGTGTTAGGTCCTGTAGGAGATGTAGTTTCTGAATGGATTATTAAAGGTGCATTTATAAAAACAATGGCACAAGGAGACTTTGACTGGTCAGCACCTGATGCAGTAGAGTTATCTATGACAGTTGCGATGGATTATTGCGTCTTAAACTACTAATACAGCCTTAAATATAACAGAAAGCTCGAATTTTTCGGGCTTTTGTTGTTTTAAAAAATAATTCTTCGTATATTTATATTTAGAACTAGTTTTAATTAATAAGATTTATGGAACAAACACAAAAATTTCCAACAGAAGTAGTCGACTTACCTTCTCAAGGAAAACTTTACCCAAAAGAATCTCCTTTATCTTCAGGTACTATAGAAATGAAGTACATGACTGCTAAAGAAGAAGATATCTTAACTAACCAGAATTATATAGAAAAAGGTATAGTTGTAGATAAACTACTAAAAGCTTTAATCGTAGATAAGACTATAGATTATAATGAATTATTAGTAGGAGATAAGAATGCTTTATTGATAGCTGCACGTATTTTAGGTTATGGAAAAGATTACGAATTCGATTATGCAGGTATAAAAGAAACAGTAGACCTTTCTTTACTTAATAATAAGCCTTTGCATCCTGATATGGAAAAAGCTAAAGGTAATGATTTTAATTTTACTTTACCTTCTACAGGAACGGTTATCAGTTTTAAAATACTTTGTCACGGAGACGAACAGTCTATAGATAGAGAAATTAAAGGATTAAAAAAGATTAATAAAGAATCTTCCGCTGAACTTTCTACTCGTCTTAAATATATGATTACAGGAGTAGATGGAGATACTGAAAAGAAAAATATTAGAGCATTTGTAGATACTAGATTCTTAGCTAGAGATTCAAGAGCTTTTAGAAACTATGTTAGAGACTTTCAGCCTGATGTAGATATGACATTCTATCCAGAAAATGGACCAGACGGAGGGGTCGATATTCCTATAGGTGTTAACTTTCTTTGGCCTGACGCAGCAGTATAGATTATCAGTATTTTCTCAAATACACGAAATAGTATTTCATGGTAAAGGAGGATATGACTATGATACTATATATAATATGCCTATATGGTTAAGAAACTTTACTTTTAGAAAAATGCAAGAGCATTATGAAAAAGAAAAAGCAGAATATGATAAAGTGAATAAAAAAAGTAAACAGTTAAAAGGACCTAAAATAAAAAAACCTTCCTATAGTACAAGGGCTCGCAAATAAGCGAGCCTTAACTATTTATAATAAACTCTTTTTATAATGGCAAACGGAGATAATAATTTTCAAAATGATCCTAGTAACTTCGATCCTAGAAGTCCTATGAACAAATTTGCAAAAGAAGATGCTAAGAATGCTCAAGAGCTTACTTCAGCAGCAAGAACTTTAACTGAAGAATTAAAAGATCAGTTAGGGATCCGTTCGCGTTTAAACGAAACTAAAAGAGAGACCTTAAACATTGCCCGAGATTTAACTAGATCTGCTCAAGAAAATACCATTGAAATAGGTAACGCAGGTAATATCGAAAGACAACTCGCTAAAGATAGAAAGAGAGCCCTTGCTATCGAAAGAGAAAGACAAGATATTGTAGAAAATATGGGTCCTGAACAAATCGATCATGCTAGACGTATCTTTGATATAACTTCTGATATAGAAGAATTAAATAAAAAAATGGCTGAGGCTTCTGAAGAGGAGAAAAAAAGTATAGAAAAGCAGATTATAGGTAAGGAAAAAATGCTAATGGTTACTTTAAAAACTGCTGATGCTGATGTACAAAGATTAGCAGTTCTTCAAGGTATGGAATCAGTTAATAATAAATTAATTGAACAAAGAGAAAAAGAAGCTGAACTACAGCAAAAGATAAGTGATAAAATGGGGGTAACCGGTGCTTTAGTAAAAGGTACCGGAGCATTGATGGAAAGATTGGGTATGAGATCTGGTATTTTCCAAGATGCAATGAAGAATTCAGCTGAAGAAATGCGTAAAATGGCTGAAGAAACCGTAAGAGGAGAGAAAAACTTTAGCAAATTAGAAATTATGCTCAAAGGTTTTAGTACTTTATCTCAAGGATTTGGTAAAGCATTATTCGATCCATTTACCATTATAACGGCAATAGTAAGTAAATTTTTTGAACTCAATAAAGCTAGTGTAGAATTTCAAAATTTAACTGGTCAAAATGTAGGAATACAAGCAGCACACAATAATAAATTAGCAACTGCAGCTGAAGTTATAGAAACTATGACTGAGTTTACCAAAGAAACTGGCCTTAATGCAGCCAGTGTATTTGATTCAGATACTCTAGGTAGAATGGCTGAAGCTCAAAACCTTTTAGGATTATCAGCAGCAGAATCAGTAAAATTAGGACTTTTTTCAAAAGTATCAGGAGATAATTTTAGAGATAGCCAAGAAGCAATAGTAGCTGGTGTTAACGGAATAAATGAACAATTAGGTGCTTCAGTAGCTCACGGACAAGTTATGAGAGATGTAGCTAATACGTCTGAAGATATAGCTATTAGCTTAGGAGGTAATGCTGGTAAAATAGCAGCTGCAGCAACAGCAGCAAGAGCTTTAGGTCTAGACTTACAAAAAGTTAACGATATAGCAGATGGATTATTAGATTTTGAGCAATCTATCCAAAACGAATTAGAAGCTCAACTACTTACCGGGAAAAATATTAATATGAATAAAGCTAGGGAATTAGCTTTAAATAATGACTTAGAAGGATTAGCAAAAGAATTATCTAAACAAGGTATTAACGCAGCTGAATTTGCTAATATGAATAGAATACAGCAAGAAGCTGTAGCTAAGTCTTTAGGATTATCTAGGAATGAACTAGGTAAAATGGTAGCAGCACAAGCAGCCCAAGGGGAAATAACTAAAGAACAGGCTGCTAAAATGCAAGGAATGACTCTAGAACAGTTAGAGCAAGCTGAAGCAGCTGAAAGTTTGAAAAAAGCATTTGGTAAAATAGCTGAACCATTAGCAAGTATCTTAAATGCTTTAGCACCAATTTTAACTGTTGTAGCAAAAATTGTATCTTTTGTAGCTCCATTTGCTGCTCCTATATTTTTAGCAGTTAAAGGATTTCAACTACTTAATTCTGGTATACTAGGTAATATAAAAAATATGGTCAAACTTTTAACTAAGACTAAATTATTTGGTAAATTTTATAAAGGTGGTCAATTTATGCCTGGTGGAGGAAGAGCTAAAGCAGGAGGACAAAGAGCTGGAGGTTTATTTGGTAAAGTAAAAGAGAGTATATTTGGTAAAAAAGGAGCTAGTGAAGCGATTAAAAAGAGCACTGATGCTACCAAAGGAGCAACTCCAAAAAAAGCAGTAGGAATTAAAAGCTTTTTAACAGGTTTAGGATCAGGTTTAAAATTTATAGGTAAAAATTTTACTAACGTAGTAAAAGGAGCACTAGCTATAACTATAGCTGGTTTAGCTCTAGCAGGTTCTTTTGCTTTAGGTTTAAGAATGGTTAAAGATGTAGAACCTACAACTATGTTAGCATTTGCAACTTCTTTAGGAATATTAGGATTTTCATTAGCGGCAATAGGTAAAATGGGAGGCTCAGTAATTAAAGGAGCTATAGCATTGGGTATACTTTCTGTAGCTTTAATACCAGCAGCTTTTGCATTTAGTATGCTACAAGGAGTTAATGCAGGTTCTATGTTTGCTTTTGCAGGTGCTTTAGCATTATTAGGAGTAGCAGCAGCTGGATTAGGTTTAGTAGCTCCATTTGTAATGGCAGGAGCAGGAGCTTTAGCTGTATTAGGATTAGCGTTAATACCAGCAAGTTTAGCTTTTAAAATGTTATCAGGTTTAGATATGGATGTAGTAACTTCTTTTGCTGCAGGAGTAGGAGTACTAGCACTTACAGCTGCAGGATTAGGACTTATAGCTCCGCTTATACTAGCAGGTTCATTTGCTATAGCGGCTTTAGGTCTATCTTTAATGCCTTTAGCATCAGGATTTGCAGCTTTAGGACAAACTCCTATAGAATCTATTATAGGTAAATTACAAGGTTTAGCATTATTAGCTCCTCAGTTATTACTAGTTGGAGGAGCATTATTTAGTATAGCAGCAGGATTAGGAGCTATAGCAGTTGCTGGGGTATTAGCATTACCGGCATTAAATGGTTTAGCTATCTTAGCTTTATCAGCTACACCTTTATTAGCATTAAGCGGTTTATTTGGTGATGGAGATAGTGAAGACAGTAGTATGGCTGAAATATCATCTAAATTAGATACTTTAATAGCTGCTGTGGAATCAGGAGGTAATGTTTACTTAGATGGTAGTAAAGTAGGAGAAACACAAGTAATAGGTTCTTATAAACTTGCTTAAGTAATATTTATAATAAATTAATAACTTTAAAACTATAATTATGGCAAATGGAATTTTAGATAATCAACTACCTAATTCAACATTAGGATTAGGAGGAAGCACTCCAGCAACAAGACCGGGTGCTTTAAAAACTTCTACATTACATAATCAATCATCTCTTAATAGTGTACCACCAATCGAACAAAGTCCTTCATCATTAGACTTAGATGGTAACACACCTGATAAGTATTTAGACAATCCTCCTCAGTAATAAGATATGCCGATTATTAGAAACTTAAGAAAGGACTTCGAAGAAGGCCGTATGGATAGTCTCCGTTCTATAACGTATGAAGAATCAGGGACCCAAACTCCTTTTGTTTCTAAAGATATAACCGACCCTCCTCAGGAAAGAGGTGTGCTATTGCAAGCTAATAAAAGAATAGATGATTTAACTAGAGTATCTAAATTACTTATTAATCAACCAGGACTTCAATTTCAAGCAAATGAAGCTCTTTTGAAACAATTTGATCTTACTAAAAAACTAGAGGGTAATAATAAAAAACAAGTTGGTAACGTAATTAGAAGAACAGGCGGTACATTAAAGCATGTTGCTCAAGTTGTTGCTTCTACTTTACTCCAAGTACCAGTTAACGGTACAGGGACTCATTTTGTTAGAGGATTTAGAAGTGATACTTATATTCAAGATACTGTAACTAGAAGCGGTTTTGCTGAAACTTTTGGTGCTGGAGGTGTTGAAGGAACTCAATATTCTTTAAGAGGAGAAAGAGTTCCTATGCTAGGATTAATTAATGATTCAGAAGTACCCAAAAGTAATACCACTGCTATCCCAGGAGATATAGGAGTAACTAACATAGCTATAAAAGGTAAGTACTCACCTAATAAACCAGCTGCTCCATTATATAATAGTGGCAGCACCTATTATAATAAAACTTTTATTACAGGACCTAATTCTAAAGGCATAGTATTTCCATTATCATCATCTAATTTTCAACAATCTACTGTAGTACCCGGTGCATTAGGATTAGATAAAACAGCAACAGGTGCTGAACAAATTAGCCCTACTGGAGGAAAACCATTAAAGGTAAATGAAAACCCTGCATTAATAACTAATACTTATAATCCTAACGCTAATAAAGAATTTTATCAAAAAACAGAAACTAATATTATTTCTGCTAATAACGGGAGTCCTATAAGTAGAGGCGAGTTTATATCAAATCCAAATTCTTTAACAGATTTAGTATTTACTCCATTTCCACCGTTTACTACTGCAAGATCCGGTAGTTTTGGTATAAATAATAAAATAGGATTCACAAATGAAGTATCTGGATCGGTAGCTGGTTTAGCTCCTGCTAAAATAGAAATATTTAGCTCAGGTAGTAGAAAAACTAAACTAACTACAGGAGAAAATATAATAGCAGTAAGTAGTACCGGAGTTATTCCTTTAGATAAAGCAGGTATCGAAACTACTAATACTATAATATTAAGTCAAACTAACAATTTTGATTCAGGTGATGTAGTTAACTTACTTACTGATAAAGAACCTAATACTCCTTTTGTAACTAATAAATTTAGTGATAGTATTCCTTATATAGGTAGATTTCAAACTAATAGAACGTCTACACTAGATAATATAAATAAAGTACAAAAACAAGACCTAGTTGTAGGAACTGATGGAGTATTGCCTCTTAGAGATTTTTCAAATGACCCTTTAGGATTAAGATCTATAAGTCTTAGCGATGATTTAATAACTAGTGCAAGTTACGGTGGATTAAATTCATCTTTTGGAGAAGATAAACCATTAGGTACATTAGAAGATTTTAGATCTAAAGGTCAAATAGAAGGTATACCTGAATCAACTACTGATTTTACCGGAGAAACACAACGACCAGTAAAGACTTATGCTTTTGATTACAATAATATAAATATAAATAAAGAAACCAGAGTAGGTTTAGGAAATCCAGGAAAAGTTTCTAGAAACAGAATATCTTATTTCGAACAAGACGAAGATACTAGAGATAAGATAAATATGATACCCGTAAAAAAAGAACCCCTCGATGGTATAGCTGAAAATAGAGATTTAATTCAATTAGAATTCCAAGTTATAACTCCTGATGATACCTATTATTTAGCTTTTCGTGCATTTTTAGATACTTTTGATGATAGTTTTAATGGCAGTTGGAGCGGTAATCAATATTTAGGTAGAGCAGATAACTTTTATACCTATACAGGTTTTGAAAGGAGTATAAATTTAGGGTTTAAGATAGCAGCTCAAACAAGGGAAGAAATGGAACCTTTATACAGAAAAGCTGCAACATTAGCTTCTGTAACTGCTCCTACCTACGGAGAAAAAGGTAGATTTATGAGAGGTACTTTATCTAAAATTACTGTAGGTGATTATATTTTTGAACAACCAGGTATTATAGAATCAGTACAATATACATGGCAGAAAGATTATCCTTGGGAAATATCATTCCAAAATCCTGAAATAGGAGATAAAAAAGGAGATCAAATTTTGCCGCACGTTTTAGACGTTACTATATCGTTTAAAGCTATTCATGATTTCTTACCAGTAGCAGGTATTACTCCTTTTATTACTAACTACAGACCTAAAAAAGAAAATAAAAGAAAATATATAGAATTAGTAGATCAAACAATTACCTCAACTGAAAACTCAGAATAAAAAATTTTTCATATATTAATTAAATGGCTAGAAGATTTAGAAAAATATTAAATAATAAAACTAAAAGTGGTACGATATATAAAAAAAATGTTATATATCCAGAAATACCTCTAGATCAAAACGACGTTTACGTAATAAGCCAGTACGGAGATCGTTATGATACATTAGCACAAGAGTTCTATAAAGACTCAGAGTTATGGTGGATTATTTCTTCTGCAAATAACTATCAAAAAGGGTCTTTAAATGTTACTCCTGGAGTTCAACTTAGAATTCCAGCAGATAAAAGCGCTGCTGTTAGTTTATTTGAAGAAGTAAATAAAACTAGATAATGTCTAAAGTAGGAAAAGATATACCTCAAGATAATCCAAAAGAAGTAATAGGAGGAGGATTAAATGGTAGCGTAGTTAAACAGCTAATAGCTAGAGAAAAGTTATTATCTCAAAATAAAAGAAGTAAAGATCATCTTTTATTTTTTAATAGTAATGGTGCTTGGGCTAGGCTAGTTTCTAGTATCAATACTATTACTGAAGAAGAAACAAAGGCATTAGCAGATGGTACTGTAACTATAAAAGAAGTTACTGGTAATAAAAATTTAGCTTATAATAACGTTTTGATGGGAGGAGTATTTAAACAAACAACTCCTAAAAACCAAACAAGTATAGGATCTGGATTAAATCAAGAATTACATAATCCTATAAATATAGACAGTAAAGGATTTATAACTGCAGGAGATATAAATAAAGCAGCATACAATAAATACGAAAGCTTAGGGTTTAGACCTCAACCAGGTATAACATCTGTATCAGTTAATTCCAAAGGTACTTACGGTACATTAAGAGAAGCTGAAGTACAAGTTACAGTTTGGACTTTAGAAGATTTAGAAATGATGCAAGCTTTATATCTAAGACCGGGATATACAATTTTATTAGAATGGGGACATAGTTTACAATTAGATAGCGAAACTGGTACTGTAAATAAAGAAATAGATTTTTATAGAAAATTCTTAACTCAAAAATTAAAAAAAGACGTAATACAAAACGACTTAAAAGAAATAGCTTTTAACTCAGACTATAATTATGATTCGATGTCAGGATATATATCTAATTTTAATTGGTCTTTTCGAGATGATGGAGGATATGACTGTGTTATAAAGATAATATCAACTGGAACTGTTTTAGAATCTATAGCAGTAACTTTTGATACTTCAAATGTTTATCCTGGAAAGCAATTAGATTCGTGGAAAGACGATAAAGGTAAAAAAGAAAGAAGATCTATATATCATAAGCTATTTGTAGAATTAGAACATTTACATGGAACTCCTGATTCGTATTCAAACTTTAGTGCAGGTATTACCGGTGCTAGTCAGTTGAATGCTGCTGCATATCAATTTATCACAGGAGATACTGATGAAGCTAAAGCATTAGCTTTAGAAGGATTAGATAATATATCAAAAGCTCTTTACGGTGATGCAGAAGAAGAAATGAGAAAAGCTTTAGATATACAATCAGCTACAGGTCGTAAACTAGCTGCTGATTCTACATTTAAACAGAAATTAGATAAATTAATTAAAGGAGATACTGTAGTTTATAAAGGTAAAGATTACAGTTGGACTCAAGAAACAACTATTACATCGTTAGAAGAAGAAGAAGTCACTCAATATATGAATGAAAAATTTGGTATGTATGGATTAGAGTTTAAAAAGAATTTTATGGGTGATTCGATGACTGTAAAAGTAAAAGGAAATGATGATATTGATGATAGATATATAGACTTAGATTTAGATAATGAAACAAAAAGACAAGTTTATTTTTGGAAATTAGTAGATTATATGCTAGAAAATGGTAAATTACCAGAAGATCAATAGTTAAATTATGTTAAGCGACGGAACTTTAAAAGGATTAAAATATTTAGATACTACTCCTAAGTCAGGAGAGAGTATACCTTCTAGCGAAAAGGATAATGCTTTACATATAGCTAAAGGTTTAAAAGCTGGTGGATATACTAAAGCTGGAACTCAAGCTGTGTTAGCTAATATAGATAGAGAAAGTTCATTCGATCCAAAAGCATTAGAAGACAAAAGCGGAACTAGTCGAGAAATAGGAGGCAAAGGAGGTTATGGGTTAATACAATGGACAGGTCAAAAAAACGGTAATCAAAGAAGATGGAAATTAGAAAAAGCAGCTAATTTTGATATACCAACAAGAGATAATATAGATTTTCAAATAGGATATATACTATCAGAAAAAGCAGGTAAATCTATAACAAAAGTTTTAAAAACCACTGATAACCCAGTTATAGCTTGTTTAGAGTATTTATTTAGAGATATTAGATCTGGTTCATCTACAAGATTTAAAAAAGCAGTAGCAGCCGATAAAGTACCTACTGAAGACGATACTAAAAGAGTTCAAAGGAGGGTAAATTCGTTATGGAGGTCTCAAGCTATAGTAGATGAAGTATTCGGCGGTACAATAGCAGATTATCCTACCGGTCAATCAGCTGTATCGGGTTCAATAGACCCTAATACAGGCACTGTAGTAAATCCTGATACAATTGCTAATCAAAGTAACCAAATTACAGCTTCTCAACCTAGTAGTATACCTGCTGATGAAAAATTACCTATTTTCACCAAAGATAGTTTTGTAAGACCTCAAGCTGAACATTTTAAAAAAATGTTAAGTGGATTTGTAGCATTAAAACTCTATAATATAGAAGAAAAAGATACAGGTGTTTTTGATAATGATGATTTAAACGAATATTGGATTCCTTTTTGGGCAATATTAGATGTATATAACCAATATATCAGCTTGTTGAACGGAGCTCAAGAAAAACAAAAAGGTTCAAATACACCAGGTAGGAAGTTAACACAATTTTATACTGGTTACCAAGATCCTGATACATCTAAAAAAGAATACGATAAAAAATGTAAATTTGTTACTAACGATATGCATTTTTCAATCGATCCTATGGTTTGTATACTACCTAAACCATTAGGTAATATAGTACTTTACGATAGTAAAGGAGAAAAAATTCCTTGGAGAGATCCTCTTTTAGGTTTTGACGTGACTGAATATGCTCCTGGTTTAGTATATAAAAATGGGTTTCATGCAAACATTCAAGAAGCTTTTTCAAGAGGGTTAATGAGAGGAGGAAATGATGATATACTAAATATTTTTATATCTTGTCAGTTTTTACAAGATGAATTAGATAAGATAGTAAAAGCTGATAAAGACTCAGATCAGAACGATAATAATGATATGGTTTCTTTTCTTCGAACAGTTTTAGGTGCTTGTAACGAAGCTATGGGAGGAATAAACGATCTTGAAACTATATACGACGAAGAAGACGATTTATTTTATATAATAGATAGAAAAGTTACACCAGCATTGCGACAATTTATTCCAACTATTAGTTTAACTGGTTTAAAATCTACTGTATCAAACCTTAGTATAGAAAGTAAGATTAGTTCGAGAATAGGTCAAATGATATCGATAGCAGCACAAGGAACTGGAGGTCATACTAAAGATAATATAGCTCCTCTTCTTGAATGGAATAGAGGTTTATTAGATAGGCATATTATACATAAAGCACAAAAAACTGATCCCGACGGAGATCCTATTGAAAATAGAGAATCTGCTGAAGATGAAAGATTAAAAAAATGGGCTTTAGCTTATTATGATTTTTGGGAAGAGTTTAACGGCAGTGCAGGATTCTGGCCTGACGATGGAGATTACGATAGAAAAGCAATTGCTAATATTAAAGGATACCATAAGGAATGGTGTCAAAAATGGGTAGTTGAAAAGTTAAGAAAAGATCCTAAAAATCCAATACCCCCGCCTGGAGTTATTCCTATAGAACTTTCTTTTACTATGATGGGTATAGGGGGAATAAAAATAGGACAAGCATTTTTAGTAGAAGAAGGTTTACTACCTCACCAATACTCAGAAAATTTTGGATTTATTATTACAGGTCTTTCTCATAATATAGAAGCAGGCAAATGGACTACTGATATAAAAACTCAATTTTATTCTACAAGAAAACCTACTGAGTCTGAAATAGCAGCTTTTAAAAATAAGTATGGAGTAGAAACTAAACCTTACGACATTTCTAAATTTAGAAGTAAGTCTGGCGGAGGAGCTTCAGCACCGGTAGCATTTACAGGAGTAGCTGATGGAGTTCCTGCAGGAGTAAACACACAAGGTTATATACACCCAATGGGAACTTTCCCTACTAAATTAAGTGCACCTTGGGGACAAGATCGTGGAAGTAGAATTCATAAAGGAGTAGATATAGTAGGGTCAGGCAAAAGTATAAACGGACAAAATATTTTTGCTATCAAAGCAGGGGAGGTAATTTATGCAGGTTACTCTGATTCTTATGGTAATGTAGTTTATATGGATCACGGTGATACACAGAGTAGGTACGCACACATGATAAATTCACCTGTAGTTAGTAAAGGTCAACAAGTTGCCCAAGGAACACTTTTAGGACAAGTAGGAAGTACCGGAAGATCTACAGGTCCGCATTTACATTTTGAAATATTAACAGGAAAAACCTCATCAACATCCAACAGTAAGTTAACTCGTGTTGACCCGAATCAATTTATACAATTTTAATTAAATCTTTATGAAATATCTTCCTAAATCACAATACGTTTTCAAAAAAATAAATGATATACCTGAAGTTGAACGATTAGTAGATCGACTAGGTAATGATGTAGAAAGACGAAAAGAGATAGTTGTTACAGCTTTTGGAACGTTCTTTGAAAAGAAAGGTATAGATTTTGATAAAGGAGATTTTACTAAAGCACAGGAATTATTTAATATTTCTAATCACCAACCTGATGGTAACGCACAATCGACAATTTCTATAGGCGATCCTGAACTATACAGCGCACCTAGTGATCTGATTCAAATTCCATCGTTAAAACTACCTCCTACTTCAAGAGATAAATCAAAAGGCGTAATGAAAAGATGTTTTTTAAAAAATAAAAGTACAGGTAAAATAAAAGAAATTTCAGTCTTACAATTAATAAATTCATCTAGAAATGCTAAAAAATACCAACAATTTACTCATATAGACTGGTTGATCAAAGGACCTGCTAAGGATCAAGTAGTTAATGGTTATTTTTTAGAAGGTATAGAAAGTAAAAACGCAAAAACTTTAGACAAATTAAGTAAAGTAATGCCAGGGGCTGAGGCATTAATAGAAGGGCCTTTAGAATATGTTATAGATACTTTACCTATTACTAATAATACTCCTACAGTATCAGAAGTAGGTTTCGATGTTCCGGCACCTGGTAAAACCGTAGGCGTATCAAAAAGTATATTTAAAAAAGCATACAATGGTTCTTCGAACGGTAGAGTAAAAGAAAATTTATATGCAGGACCTGGAGAATTTTTAATAGAAGGAACTAATGAAGAATATGTAGGGCTTTATCATTTACACCCTACTAAAGGACCTATGGTAGGAGCTAAACACGTTAGTACTCCACATAGTAGATTGGTACCTAGAGATAAATCTAAAAGTAGAATAGGTATACAACAAACTCGAAAAAATCAAGGTGTAGTAACTCAACAGACAACTACTACTTCTCAACCATCTGGAGGAGGAACACCTGGGTACTCTGCTCCAGCACCTAGTTCGTCACCTTCACCATCACCATCTCCTTCACCTTCACCCTCACCTTCACCATCTCCTAGCTATTCACCCCCTAGTGGCGGTGGCGGTGGCTATTAGTTTGTAGTTAAAAATATTTTTCTTATATTTAAATAAAGGTTATATAAATGTTCTATATAGTAGAAGAAGAAAAAAAATTAAACTCCCTTGAAAATTTAGTAAAACTAGGTTGTTATGTAGAGGTAATAACTTCTAACGATTTCTACCATCCTAAACTTACTACAACAGTAGCTGTCTATATTAGAATGGTGAATAGTAAGCATGGTTTTATAATACCTATTGATCATGATGAAGGTCTTAACGTTGATAAAGATCGTGTCTATGAAATACTTTCTAAAGCTAATAAACTTTATACCATTAATAAAAAGAAGCTTCTCTATCACTTTAATTTACAGAAAGCTATAGATTTATCTTTACTTTATAGTATGAATAAGTTTGATAGATTAGAAATTCTAACTAATAATTCAACTATCAATTTTTATTATAGTAAGTATGATAGTAAATCTGATATTAATAAGTTAATTCCTATATCAAAGTTATATGAAAAATGTGAAGAAACTTATGAAAATATAAAAGAAGTTTTAAAATTTGAAGTACCATCTGGATTTGATTTTTATAATAAGATAGCTACTAATGTATTTTTCCTTTTAGAACAAAAAGGTGTAGGTACTATATATGACAGCTTTAAAAAACTCTTTAAACCTAAAAATACTTTATATAACACAGTAGATAATATAGTTTATACTGAATATAACTTATATAACCCAACCTCTAGACCTACAAATACATTTAATTCAGTAAATTTTGCTGCTATTCCAAAAGCTGAAGAATATAGAAAATGTTTTAAACCTCAAAATGATTTCTTTGTAGAATTCGATTTTGATGGATACCATCTAAGACTTTTAGCAGAACAGTTAAACTACCCTTTAACTGAGGAATCAGCACATAAACAGCTTGCTAAACATTATTTCGGTAAAGAAGAAATTACAGATGTAGAGTATGCTAAAGCAAAACAGATTAATTTTCATGCAATTTACGGAAAAATACCTGAAGAACATAAGAATCTAAAAATATTTAAAGAAATACAAGAATACATTGATACTATGTGGAAAAGTTTTCAAGAAGGAGGATATGTATGGAATCCTCAATCAGGTAAACACTTTACTCAAGAGTTAAAAGACATGAATCCAGCAAAGTTGATGAATTATATGATGCAATCGTTGGAAACTTCAAATAATATTATTATATTAAAAGATATACTAGAGTATCTCAAGAATAAAAAATCATTTATTACTTTATACACTTATGATGCTATTTTATTCGACTTTAATAAAGAAGATGGTAGAGAAACTTTAGAAGATATAACAAGAATAATGGAAAATCAAGGGAAATACCCTGTAAAATTTAAATATAGTACTAATTTAGTGTTATAGAACAGCACAACTATTTATATATGATAACAAATGCGACAAAGCCAAGGTTCGATTACGACATAGAACCTATATTTACCAGTGAAGATATGAGTAACAAGCTGTTTTGCACTTTTTCTACAGAAGAAGGTTTAGATGAAGTGCTCTCTAATATTCAAGAAAGGTATAAAATCATTTACAATAAGATTTTTGTACTTTATTCTAAAAGTCAAGATGAGTACATCTGTACTTATAATGTTGATTTTGGTAATATAGGTACTTTTTTAGAAAATACTATCTTAGTACACAGAAAAAAAGAAACCAATACTCTTTATACTATTAATGCTTTAAATACTTTAATTAAAGAATTAAATGGAGGTGTTTTGGATACTAGTTATCGTATCAATTGGACTGATTATCGCAATTGCGTACTACTTACTAAAGGTCCAGAACTAAAAAGAGTTAATACAAAGTTATATAAAATTATAGAGCTATAGTTGGCTATTTAATTTTTTATTACTATATTAATAATAAGTTATAATTTAAAAATTAGTTATATGGACATTAACGCAATTCGCGCTAAATTAGATGCGCTAAACAACAGCGGTCAACAAAGAGAGAAGACCGATTATTCCGAAATATTTTGGAAACCACAATTAGGAAAGCAAACAGTACGTATAGTACCTTCAGCTTTTGACCCTTCATACCCTTTTAAAGAATTAAAATTTCATTATGGAATAGGAAAATTTCCTATGGTAGCTTTATCAAATTTTGGTAAGCAAGATCCTATTGAAGAATTTGTAAAAGAGTTAAGAAAAACAAATGATAAAGATAACTGGTCGTTATCAGGTAAGATTTCTCCTAAAACTAGAATTTTTGCTCCTGTAGTAGTAAGAGGAGAAGAAGATAAAGGAGTAAGATTATGGGGATTTGGAATTACTATTTATAAATCTTTACTAGCTTTAGCTGAAGATGAAGATGTAGGAGACTATACTGATGTTATTAACGGCTGGGATATGGTAGTTGAACAAAGACAAGGTAATCCTTATCCTGAAACTAGCGTAAGAATCAAACCTAAACAAACACCTTTATCAGATAATAATGATTGGGTAGATAAGTGGTTAAAAGAACAACCTAATCCTACTGAAGTATTTACTCAATACGATTACGATTTTATAAAGAAAAAACTTCAAGAATATTTAGATCCTAATGCTGTAGAAGAAAGTTCTCCTGCTGCAGGTTCTGAAACTCCGCCAGAAAGCTCAAGTTCTCAAAAAACTGACTTTACTTTAGAAACAGCTACTGCTGGCAATAAAGATACAGTTAGTAAATTTGATGACTTATTTAATTAATAAAAATGGCAAAAACAAAAGAAGTAAAAGCTAGAGCTACTGAATCAGTAAGAAAGTCTTTTAATCTAAGTAATTTTAAAAAGAAAAAAGGTTTTTCTAATGCATCTGTAAAGTTTAAAGAGCAAGGATGGATTCCTCTCTCAAAAGCTTTTCAAGATATAACTTCCTTACCAGGAATCCCTACAGGTCATATTACCCTGTTAAGAGGACATTCCGATACAGGTAAAACCACAGCTTTGATAGAAGCAGCAGTAAATGCCCAGAAAATGGGTATTTTACCTGTTTTTATTATAACAGAGATGAAATGGTCTTGGGATCATGCTAAAGAAATGGGGTTACAGATAGAGGAAGTATTAGATGAAAACGGTAATGTTACAGATTATGAAGGACATTTCTTATATGCAGATAGAGGTACGTTAAATACTATAGAAGATGTTGCAGTTTATATGGCTGATCTGATGGATGAACAAGCTAAAGGTAACTTACCTTTTGATATATGTTTCTTCTGGGATAGTATAGGATCAGTTCCTTGTGATTTATCAGTACGTTCTAATAAGAATAATAATGAATGGAATGCAGGAGCAATGTCTACTCAATTTGGTAATAATCTAAATCAAAAGATATTATTATCAAGAAAAGAAAATTCTCCTTATACTAATACTTTAGTAGCAATCAATAAAGTATGGACTATGAAACCTGAATCTCCTATGGGGATGCCTAAATTACAGAATAAAGGAGGTATGTCTATGTGGTACGATTCTACTTTAGTTATTACTTTTGGTAATATTACTAATCCAGGAACATCTAAGATTAAAGCTATTAAAGATGGTTTACAGGTAGAATTTGCTAAAAGGACTAACGTTCAAGTTGAAAAGAATCATATCGGTGGAGTACAGTCTAGAGGTAGAGTAGTAATGACATCTCATGGATTTATTCCCGACGATAAACGTGCTATAGATAAGTATAAAAATGAACATAAAGATCATTGGTTAAAACTTGTTGGTAGTATAGATTTTGATTTAATTGAAGAAGGAGATTTAGAAGAAGATAAAATCACAACCGGAATTTTAGATTAATGGCTGATTATTCTAATATTCTAAATAAGCTCAAAGAAACCCCTCCCCGAGAATTGAACGATCACATTCTAGTGATCGATGCTATGAATATGTTAATTCGTAGCTTTTCTCTATTGAAAGCGATGAATCCATCAGGTACGCATATCGGAGGCCTGGTGGGTTTTCTTCGCTCGTTGGGTTATGTAACAAGAATATTTGACCCTACTAGAGTTGTTGTTGTTTGGGACGGTAAAGGTGGTTCTGGTAACAGACAAAATATAGATCCAAATTATAAAGCTCAAAGAGCTACAGCTAGAATTACTCATTGGGGTTTATACGATTCAAGAGAAGAAGAGCAAGAAGCTTTAATCAACCAGTTGTTAAGAGTTCAAGATTATTTAGAATGTCTTCCTATGCAACAAATAGTTATGGAAAAATTAGAAGCTGATGATATAATAGCATATCTAGCTAAAGAAGCAGCTAATAATAATAAAAAAGTAACTATAGTTTCTTCTGATAAAGACTTTTTGCAATTAATAAATAATAATATAGAAGTTTACGCTCCGGTAAAGAAAAAAACTCTAAATAGTGATAATATACTAGAAGAGTTAAAAGTTTTACCCAAGAATTACAATGTAATTAAAGCATTACTAGGAGATAACTCAGATAATTTACCCGGTGTAAAAGGTTTAGGAATAAAAACTATAGTAAAAGAATTTCCGGACTTAGTAAACAAAGTAGCAAATTTAGATTACGTTTTTTCTATTTGCGAAAAAAAATTAGAAGACAAAAAAATATTTCCTAAGATTATTCATAACTGGGATCGTGTAGAGACTAATTTTAAATTAATGGATTTACATGAAACCTCGTTGGATATTAAAGAAAAAAATTATATATTAGATATAATAAAGAGTGATATTCCTGACCTACAAACAGGGGCATTTTTACATCTACTAGATCAAGATAAGATTGAAGGGATTACTAAAAATACAGAAGGTTGGTTAGAGAATTTTAGAGGTTTAACGGTTTTTAAAAAATAAGTTATAGATGACATTAAAAGCATTGAATCAGTATGGAAAAGGTTTCCAACTGAAAGTATTAGGCTCATTGCTGACAGATAAAAATTTCTTACTTAACGTTAGAGACGTTCTTCAAGAAGATTATTTTGACTCAGATGCACATAAGTGGATTATTAATCAAATAGTAAAGTATTTTGATAAGTATCATACTACTATTACTATGGACGTACTAAAAGTTGAATTACAAAAAGTAGATAATGATATATTAAAAGTAGCTCTAAAAGAAGAGTTACGAAATTCCTACCAGGCTTCACAAGACGATTTAGATTATGTACAAGAAGAGTTTACTACTTTCTGTAAAAATCAAGAAATGAAACAAGCTATACTTAATTCTACTGATTTATTAAAAGCAGGTGATTTTGATGGTATTAGAAATACTATAGAAAAAGCTATGAAAGCTGGTATGGATAAAAATATAGGACATGAATATAATAAAGATATTGAAACTCGTTATAGAGTTGATTACCGTCCTACTATTCCTTCTCCTTGGCCTGTCCTTAACGATGGTATTCAAGGAGGATTTGGACCTGGGGACTTGGCTATTGTATTTGGTAATCCTGGTGGTGGTAAGTCGTGGACTATGGTGGCTATTGCTGCTCATGCTGTTAAGCTTGGGCATAAGGTCAATTATTACACTTTGGAACTCGGGGAAGATTACGTTGGTAAGCGATTTGACTGCTATTTTACAGGATACTCTATTGATGAAGTTAATAACCATAGGAAAGACGTACAAAAAGTAGTTGATAATTTAAAAGGTAAGTTAATAGTAAAAGAATATGCTCCTAAAAACGCTACTGTTAATACTATAAAGTCACATATTCAAAAATGTATGGATATGGAACATAAACCTGATTTAGTAATAATAGATTACGTTGATTATTTAAGAGCTCCTTCTAGAGGTAAATCTTTTGAAAGAAAAGACGAAATAGATGATGTGTTTATAGCAACTAAAGGTTTAGCAAAAGATTTAAAAATACCAATACTAACACCATCACAAGTTAATAGAATGGGTGCTAAAGATTCAGTAATAGAAGGAGATAAAGCAGCCGGGTCGTATGATAAAATGATGGTAGCAGATATATGTTTATCTTTATCTCGACAAAAAGAAGATAAAGTATTAGGTACAGGTCGAGTCCATGTAATGAAAAATAGATATGGACAAGATGGTATGACATACAACGTTAAAATGGATACAAATAACGGTCATATAGAATTTGAAGGTAAGGCAGACTTAAACGAACAGTTAAATTCTACACAAGGTCCTATTTTTAATTTATCGAGAGATAAAATGTCAGAATTATTTGATAAAAAATAGAATATATATGCTATTTATGGAAACATCTCCAATACAGGCATAGCTTAAATGGAGATTTTTTTTGTCTAATTAAATAAATATTTTAAAATGAGTTTACTACAAGAACGTATAGTTTATAAGCCCTTTGAATATCCGAAGGCATTTGATTATTGGTTAAAACAACAACAAGCACACTGGTTACATACTGAGGTTCCGATGTCACAAGATGTTACAGATTGGAATAGTAATTTAAAAGATTACGAAAAAAATGTAGTAGGGCAAATTTTAAAAGGTTTTGCACAAACAGAAACTATAGTAAATGATTATTGGTCAACTTTAGTTACTAAATGGTTTAGAAAACCAGAAATTATAATGATGGGGACTACTTTAGGTTCTAGTGAAACTATACATGCTGAAGCATACTCTTTATTAAATGAGCAACTAGGATTAGACGATTTCGCAGAGTTTTTAGAAGATGAAACTACTATGGCTAAGATTGAAGCTTTGATGAACGTTAGAGATAATCACGATGGTACTCCTAACTGGCATGAAAGAGCTAAATCTTTAGCTATATTTTCAGCATTTACTGAAGGAGTAAATTTATTTTCTTCTTTTGCTGTTTTACTATCATTTAAAATGAGAAATAAATTAAAAGGAGTAGGACAGATAGTAGAATGGTCAGTTAGAGATGAATCTTTACATTCTGAGGCGGGATGCTGGTTATTTAGAACTTTAATGAAAGAGCATCCTGAATTTAAAACTGATGAATTAGTTAAGGAAATAGAAGAAGCAGCTCGTTTAGCTTTAAAATTAGAGTTTGATTTTATAGATAAAGTATTTGAAATGGGTGATTTAGAAAACTTAACTAAAGATGAACTTAAAAATTTCATAAGACATAGAGTAAATACGAAAATGAGCGATTTAGGCTTAAAACCTATAGTTCCAGCAGAAGAAATTGATAAAGGTGCTTTAAAAACTATGAAATGGTTTGATGCTGTTATAGCTGGTAAACAACATACTGATTTTTTCGCTAATAGGGTAACTAATTACGCTAAAGGTCATATGGAATGGGACGAAGCATCAATTTTTTAATTATAAGTTATGAGCATAGCAGTAGATACTTCCAATTGGGAAGCAGGTAAGGATTATCCTGAATGGATGAACGAAATTTCTTTAGCAACAATTTCTAAAGGTTACTTGTTAGCTGATGAAAATCCTAAAAAAGCATATAGAAGGGTAGCTGATAGAATAGCTAAAAGACTAGACCGTCCAGACTTAGCAAATAAATTTTTTCGATATATGTGGAAAGGATGGCTGAACTTAGCCTCACCAGTTTTATCGAACACCGGAACCGACCGAGGATTACCGATCTCATGTTTTGGAATTGATACGCCCGATTCAATTCGAGGTATTGGTTTAACCAATGCTGAACTAATGAGACTTACCTCCCTCGGCGGTGGTGTCGGTATAGGGCTTTCACGTATTAGAGGTAGAGGTGAAAAAATAGGTAGTGGAGAGATGGGACAATCTGAAGGAGTAGTTCCGTGGGCTAAAATATATGATTCGACTATTATAGCTACTAATCAAGGAGCAGTAAGAAGAGGAGCAGCATCAGTAAACTTAGATATTAATCATCCTGATATAGAGGAATACTTACAAATACGTAGACCTAAAGGTGATCCTAATAGACAGTGTTTGAACTTACATCAATGTGTAGTTGTAGATGATCAGTTTATGCAAAGATTAGAAAGAAGAGATCCTGAAGCTATGAAACTTTGGGTGACTATTTTAAAAGCAAGAGTTGAAACAGGAGAACCTTACATTATGTATAAAGATAATGTTAACAACGATAATCCACCTGCTTATGTTAAAAATAACTTAGACGTATCGATGACTAATATATGTTCAGAGATAACCTTACATACAGATGAAGAACATAGTTTTATATGCTGCTTATCATCAGTTAATTTAACTAAATGGCACGAATGGAAAAATACCGACCTTATAGAAACAGCTATATATTTTTTAGATGGAGTTTTAGAAGAGTTTTTAGCTAAAACATCAGGTAGAGATTCTTTAGTAAGAGCTCATAGAAGTGCTAAAAAAGGTAGAGCAATAGGATTAGGTGTATTAGGATGGCATACTTTTTTACAAAATGAAAGAATACCTTTTAATTCTATAGCAGCTACTTCATATACTCATCAAATATTTTCACAAATTAAATCTCAAGCAGAAGCAGCATCAAGAAAATTAGCTGATGAATATGGAGAACCGATATGGTGTAGAGGAACAGGAATGAGAAATAGTCATCTTTTAGCGATAGCTCCTACTGTATCCAATAGTACTATATCAGGAGGTGTGTCAGCAGGAATAGAACCTGTACCTGCAAATGTATATACTTTTAATTCTGCTAAAGGTACCTTTATTAGAAAAAATCCAGCTTTAGAATCTTATTTAGAAGAAAGAGGACAAAGTACTGAAGAAGTATGGGATGCAATTATGAAAGATAGAGGCTCAGTAGCAAACTTACCTGAAGACGTTATGCCTTTAGAAGATAAGCAAATATTTTTAACTTTTGCTGAAATTAACCAGCTAGCTTTAGTAGAGCAAGCGTCTGTTAGACAGAAGTATATAGATCAAACACAATCATTAAATTTAGCTTTTGACCCTACAGATTCACCAAAATTTATTAACTTAGTACACCAAACAGCTTGGAAACTTGGAATAAAAACTCTCTATTACTTAAGAACTGATTCAGTAATTAACGGTGATATAGGATCTAGAACTTCTGAAGATTGTTTAAGCTGTGACGGATAAAAATTAAATCATGTTAGAATACATATTATTGATACTAATTCCTATAGTAGGAGTAGTATTTTACTTTACAAGAAAAATTAATAAATTAAAAGAAGGTTTTGAAATTGAAAGAGATTTAATAAAAATTGATGCTAAAAAAAGGTCTGGAGCAGTTCAATGGGGTAAAACTATCGAACATTTCGTTCCTTTTACTGATAATTTTCCAGTACCTGCAGAAGATTGTACTTTTTTAGGTATGCCTATAGATTATGTAGCTTTTTGTAATACCAGAAGTAAAACTAAATGTTCAGTACATTTCGTTGAAGTTAAGAGTGGTAACTCATTTTTAATGGGAAAACAAAAAAATATTAAAAAAGCTATTGAAGAGGGTAGAGTACATTGGCATGAAGTATCTGTTGATGGAAATAACTTTAAATAGTTGTTTCTATGCAGTTTTTTTCTTATATTAATAGTATAATATAAAATTAAGTTATATGTCGAAAAATACAGCAAAACAGATTTATACACAGACTTTAGAATGGTTAAAATCTAGAGGAATTAAAGTAGCTAATACTAATAGAAAAAAGTCAAGATTTAATAATTACAAAGAAAAAAGGAGAAAATGATAAAGGTAGTAAAATTTTATGCTGACTGGTGTGGACCCTGTCGTATATATGCTAAAACTTTCGATAAAGTAACTGAAGAATTAAAAGACTCAATAGAAGTTTTAAATATAAATGTTGAAAAAGATACTGAAGGACTGGCTGCTAAACATAAAGTTACTTCTATTCCTATGACTGTAGTAATAAAAGATGGAGTTGAAAATAGTCAGATAGGAAGAATGGATGAAGCTGAATTAAAGAATTTTATTTTAAATGAATAAAAATATAGCAATAGCGTTTGTATTATTTTTTATAGCTCAAACTATGATATGGTATCAAACTAATGGTCAGTTTTTAAGCAACTGGGTTAAGGAAAGACCAGCACTTATTGCTTTTATGGGAGTGCCTATAAGTTATATTTTAATTTATGCTACTAAATACGTAGTTGTAGGATTTGATGGTTTATTATGGCCTGGTAGGCTTATAGGATTTTCATCAGGAATGTTAATAATGGCAGTTTGCACTTATATACATCTTAATGAAGGAATAAATTTAAAAACTGGAGTTACTTTAACTCTAGCTTTTATTATAGTACTAATACAAATATATTGGAAATAAATTTAAAATTAAAAAGTTATGCTTAGAAGACCAGATTCTATCCCTGCCGGGGATACTATTATAGAAGATACAGTAATGGAACCATTTTTTATTGCTAAATCTTCCTCAGGTGGTTATACACTGTATGAAAGAGTAGTAAAAGGTGAAAATAATACTCATTATATTAAAACTATTTGCTACCCTGGTAATTTTAATGCTGCGTTAAAAGCAGTATGTAGAGAATTACTTAATGGTAAAAGTAATCATTATACATCTATCAAAGATTATATTAATGAATGGAAAAATATTCAAGAAAAAATGTCGTCATTGACTAATATAGATTAAAAAATAGCGTTTGCCTATACGCTTTATAATACCTGGCAAATATTTAAATTATAAAATTATGGCAAAAAATGTTGTAGTGTCTTTATCTGGAGGGATGGACTCCTCTACTTTACTACTCAGATGTTTATCAGAGTATGATAACGTAACAGCTTTATCTTTTGATTACGGTCAAAAACATAGAGTTGAATTAAATAAAGCTCAGTCACTAGTTGACTATTTAAGTAAGAATGGACATAAAGTTAACTATCAAGTTATTAAGTTAGATGGTTTAGTTAATTTATTAAATTCTAATCTTGTAGAAGGAGGAGAAGATGTACCGGAAGGTCATTATGAAGAAGATAATATGAAAGCTACTGTAGTACCTAATCGTAATAAAATCTTCGCTTCTTTAATTCAGGCAGTTGCTTTATCAGCAGCTAACGCTAATGGAAATAATACAGATATTGCATTAGGAATTCATGCTGGTGATCATGCTATTTATCCTGATTGTAGACAAGAATTTAGAGATGCAGATGATGCAGCTTTTAGAATAGGAAATTGGGAAGCTGATAAAGTAGGTTACTTTACTCCTTATTTGGAAGGAGATAAATTTGATATCTTAAAAGATGGAGAAAAATTATGTGACCAACTTAATATTGAATTTGATGAGGTTTATAGTAGAACTAATACTAGTTATAAGCCTTATCCTAGT